GAATACTTCAAGAACACACATGAAGTAAATGCGCTACAAGAAATTGTTGCTAATCGGTACAAACACATTCGTGTCTTTGATAGGCCTGAATTGGTAGATGTTGATGGCACACTCATTCAACTTTTGCCATGGATTACGGAGTCCAATTATGATGAGTCGATGGAAGCAATATCTAAAACTTCAGCTGAAATCCTTATGGGACACCTCGAACTCAATGGCTTTGAGATGTTTAGAGGCTCGGTATCAGATCATGGAATGGACCGCAATGTTTTTAGTCGGTTTGATATGGTATTCACTGGTCATTACCATCACAAGTCTTCTGTTGATAATATACATTATCTGGGCGCTTTTGCAGAATACACTTGGTCTGATTACAACGATCCGCGAGGCTTTCACATCTTTGATACGGAAAAAAGAGAGTTAACCTTCTATCAGAATCCAAACAAAATCTTTAAGATGGTAGCCTATGATGATGTTAAGCATACTGATATCATCGAAAAGATAAATGCCACCGATTACACTGGCTATGGTAACTGTTATGTAAAAGTTGTCTGTGTCAACAAGAACAATCCTTATGCCTTTGATATGTTTTTAGATAAGTTATATAAAGCAGGTCCTCTTGACATTTCTATCATCGAAGATGTTTCGTCTTTCAAAGATAATGAAGAAGAAGGTGAAATTGATCAAGCACAAGATACCCAATCTATCCTTGATACATATATTTCAGGCTTGACATTGCCTGTAGATAATGATAGAATGAAAGTCTTCATGAAAGATATCTATAACGAAGCATTGTCGGTAGAGTTTGCAGATTGAAGATCATACATATCAATAGAAATATCATTCAGCAAAATGCTAAACATGGTCGTGATGAGCCTGTTTGCCGTGTTGAAGAGAATGGTAAAGTTACCTATTGTATGGAAGTGATTATAAAAGGTCCATCTCAAATGATATATCGACCAAACAAACCACGACCTTGTGGTGCCAAGCTTTGGATCGAAACTGATAGTGACATTGAACTGATTGGTGAAAAATCTAAATGATCTTATTCAAAGTGATCCGTTGGAAGAACCTACTTTCAACTGGTAATGCCTTTACAGAAATCAAACTAAATGAAACGGCCAATGCCCTCATCATTGGTGAAAACGGAGCAGGTAAGTCAACCATCCTTGATGCGTTGACTTTTGCCTTGTTTGGCAAAGCCTTTCGTAAGGTAAACAAGCCTGGTCTTGTCAACTCGGTCAATGAAAAGAACTGTGAAGTTCAGATTGAGTTTGCAACCAATGGTAAAGAATACAAGGTCATTCGTGGTATCAAGCCAAATGTGTTTGAAATCTATTGTGATGGTATTCTGCTCAATCAAGATTCTGCATCTAAAGATTACCAAGAACATCTAGAGAAGTTCATTCTCAAGATGAACTATAAGTCATTCACACAGATCGTTATTCTTGGTTCAGCATCGTTTACTCCTTTCATGCAGCTATCACCTGCTGATCGTCGCACAGTTATTGAAGACCTACTAGACATTCAAATCTTTTCTCTGATGAATACTATCACCAAGCAACGTCTTCTTGCTAATAAAGATATGCTTGAGAGAAATCGTATTGAGTTGGCTGGTAAAGAAGAGAAGAGGGTGTTCATTGAAAAAACGCTATCAAGCCTCAAAACAAATAACGAAGAGAAGAAGAAACATCTACAATCAACGATTGAGATTCACAGATCGACCTATGATCGGCTCAGGTCAGACATCGAAAGACTGGAAGAAGAAAGAGAGCAACTTGTTTCTCAGGCCACTGATCAAGCTAAGTCCAAAGATAGACACCGTAAGTTGGTCGGTCTACAGGCTAAGATTGAAGCGAACCTTGGAAAATTTCAAAAAGAACACAGATTCTTCTGCGATAATGATACCTGCCCCACTTGCTCACAGTCTTTGGAGCTTGACTTCAAGACGGAGAGGATCAAAGAGACTGAAACTGAGATTACCAAATTAGAAAAAGGTCTAACTGATATTGGTGTTCAGATTGATGAAGCAATCAATACAATCAATACAGTTGATGCCTTGCTCAGAAAAGCAGACACTCTAAAGAATGATATCTCAGTTAAAAGAAACGAACAGATGCACCTTAGCTCTGTCATTAATGATCTTGAAGACCAGATTGAAGGTATCGACAATGCTGATAAAATTGTTATTGATAATCAGAATGAGCTTGATGAAACCATTGGTGTCATTGAACATCTAACTACTGAACGTGAACAGTTGTTGAATGATCGTAAGTATATTGATACTGCACTCAATTTGCTGAAAGACGGTGGTATCAAGACTAAGATCATCAAGCAATATCTTCCTATCATCAATAAGCAGATCAATAAGTATCTTGCACAGATGGGTTTCTTCGTTAACTTCAACATTGATGAAAACTTTGAAGAATCCATCAAGAGCCGATATCGTGATGAGTTCTCTTATCATAACTTCTCAGAAGGTGAGAAGATGCGTATTGATCTGGCCTTATTGTTTACATGGCGTTCGATTGCAAAGATGCGTAACTCCGTCAATACCAATCTACTCATCCTTGATGAAGTCTTTGATGGTTCACTTGATGGTAACGGTACAGATGAGTTTCTAAAGATCATGTGGTCGATGATTGGTGATACAAATACCTTTGTTATCAGTCATAAGACAGACCAACTGTTCGATAAGTTCCAGAAAGTTTATCGTTTTGGTAAGATAAAGAACTTCTCGGTGTTGACATCTTGATCTATCCGTGGTATTATACACAGTTCTCTAAATTCAGGAATGATTATGACCGAAGAAATTGAAGTGAAAGATCCTGACCTTGAGCGTCAGTGGAATGAATGGCTTGCTGTGAATGATCCTTCTACGTTTGAATCCGTAGATGATAATGTTTTGCGTGAAACTGTTATCAATGATTTGACCAACGTGTCAAAGATGACCGTTGAAGAATACACACTCTTTCAGAAGTGGTGTGAAATTCATGAACGTTATCCTACTCGTCTTGTTTCTACTCTGTTTGGTGAAGAAGTTCAAATGGAAAGCAAAGACGATGAGATGTTTATCAAGCAGATCAAGTCTAACATCTGGCGACCAGAGAGTCCAGATGATTTCATGAAACTTCAACCTGAATTGATCTATACTAAAGATGCTGAGTTGTCTGAAACTTGGAATTGTATTCGCACGTTCACTTCTACTATGAAGAACAACTCTAACATTGGTCGCAACCTCAACTATATTGTTGTTGACAGAGTGACTGGTAAGTATCTTGGTGTTATCTGCATCTCTTCTGACTTCCTTGATCTAACACCGCGTGACCAGTATATTGGTTGGCAACGTGAAAAGAAGACACAAGGTCACATGATCAACTTCACCGCAATCGGTTCTACGATTGTGCCGTTACAACCTCTCGGTTACAACTATGTTGGTGGTAAACTCCTTGCTTTGCTCTGTCTGTCTGATGAAGTACAATATCAGTGGAAGAAGCAGTATGGTGATGTTCTTGCGGGTGTGACTACAACTTCACTCTATGGTAAGAACAAGATGGGTGGTCTGTCTCAATATGATAATCTGAAGCACTGGAAGAAGATGGGTTTCTCTTCTGGTTCTGTTTCATATGAAACTACGAAGCCCACTGTCGATATGATCCGTGCGTGGTTGAAAAAGAACCACACAAGAAAGTATTTCGAGTGGTATGCCGCTAAGAAACAATCAGGCCAGCCATATAAGCGCGATCATAAGAACCGCTCTTACACGTTTGCCTATTCTAAACTTGATATTCCAAAAGAACTCATTCGTTCTGAGCATCAACGCGGTATCTATTTTTCTCCACTATATAATAACACCAATGAGTTCCTTCGTGGTGAGATCAAAGAAGATCAACTGATAAAGTCCTTTGACACCTCTTATGAAGCACTTGCCAATTTATGGAAAGACAAGTATGCTTCCAAACGTATTCGTTCCTTGAAGGAACAGAACCGCGTCTCTACGGAAACCTTGTTCTATGATGACCTCATCTATATGGACTGGTCAGAAGCTAAGGAAAAGTATCTTTCACAAGTTGGAAGGTAACAATTTCTGTTACATAATAGACCTGCGTCCAGCGCATACCAGCTATGCAAAAATAGAGGTTGTCAGAGGCGCCGAATCCTCCTATAATACTATTCAAATCTGGTGAGGATCTTATGTCTAAATCTCTTCTCGCAAAACTACTCGCAACGGAAAACATCTCAATTCAGCGGTCGGCCTCGGCTTCGACCGCTGCTTTTGATATCAAGAACCGTGTTCTGATCCTTCCTGTGTGGAAAGGCATCTCAGAAGACCTTGAAGATATGTTGGTTGTTCACGAAGTTGGCCATGCTCTTGATACACCGGCTGACAAGTGGCTTGTCGCAATCAAAGATATCTGTAAGAAAGTTTACGGCAAAGAGAATGATGAGGCTATTGATGCTATCAAAGGCTTCATGAATGTTATCGAAGATGCCCGTATCGACAAGCGCCAAAAGCGCCGTTATCCTGGTTCACGCCGCAATTATTTGATCGGTTACAAAGAACTGATCGAACGTGACTTCTTTGGTACGGCGAACCGCGATATCAACTCTTTCTCTTTCATTGACCGCTTGAATATGTATTTCAAGGGCGGTTTCAATGCTGGTATCAAATTCTCAAACGAAGAAATGCCTTTTGTCAAGCGTATTGAGGCGGCTGAAACGTTTGAAGAAATTATTCAACTCACCGAAGAACTCTTCAAGTATTCTAAGGAAAAAGGTGAAGATCAACTTCAAAACAAAGAAGACATGATCCAAACCGGCTTTGATGAAGACGGTGAAGAGGGTGATGATTTTGATTTTGGTGATGATGACCTCGAAGAAGCCGATGAAGATGATAATCAAGGAAAATCGAAAGGTTTCGCCAAAGGTGAAGGTGAAGAAGAAGTAGAAACTGACGAGAAGCCTAAGAAAGGTCAGTCTGGTTCTGCGGGCGATGACTTCGTTCCGGAATCTCAAACTGAAAAGGCTTGGCAGTCCCGTCAAAGCGAAATTCTTAGCACGGACAATACAGAGTATCATTATGTTACCGTGCCGAAATTCAACTATAATTCGGTTGTTCGTGATTACAAATCTTTCTTGGAAGAAAACCGCAAGTCTTTCTTGCAGAACACTTCTAAAGAATGGATGGAAAAGGTTCGTGAAGCGGTTACCAAGTTCCGCAACGAAGACAATGCAACAATCTCTTTCATGGTCAAAGAGTTTGAAATGAAGAAGTCTGCGGACATCTTCTCTCGCATTTCGATTGCTAAGACTGGCGTGATTGATACCAACAGATTGTATTCTTACAAATACAATGATGATATTTTCCGTCGTCAATCTATTGTGCCTCAAGGTAAGAACCATGGCTTCGTTATGGTGCTTGACTGGTCTGGCTCAATGCTTGGTAACATCCGTGAAACGGTCAAGCAACTGATCAGTCTGACCTCATTCTGCAAACGGACTCAAATCCCGTTTGAGGTTTATATCTTCCGTGATCGTACCCACAATGAATTTATTAGTGGTACGCAATTTGATTACAAGAAGAATGATCTTATGTTTGGTTCATTCACCATGCGTAATGTTCTGTCTTCTCGCATGAAGTCTCACGAATTGCTTGAAGCATATACTATGCTTTGGGCCATTTCCAATTCACACTACAATGGTGCTGAAAACATGGGTGGTACACCACTCAATCAGGCCATTGTTGTTACCGAAGAAATCGTGAAGCGGTTCAAGGCTTCTAGCAAGGCTCAGATCGTCAATGTGATCTTCTTGACCGATGGTGAATCCAATCCTATCGAAAGAGTATATGATAGTACCGTCTCTCGCTGGGATGCAAATGGTAAACGTATGAAGAATGTGTTTATTCTGCAAGACAAGGAAGTTGGTAAAGAATATCACTTCAAGTCTTCTGAATACACAAATTCATATATGCCTTCAAACGAAGTGACGATCAATCTCTTGAAGCGGCTGAAAGATCGTACAGGTGCAAATCTCCTTGGTTTCTATCTGTACGAAAATGCCAGTTTCACTTCGGTGTGTCGTGTCTTCTATGGCTACTCTGTTGATCCTAAGTTTGAAGACACATTGAAGAAATCATGGTCTGAAAACAAGTTTATCCCTGTTACATCTCATGGTTATGATGACTATTACATCATCAACACCAAGGCGATGATGAATACGGAAAACAAGTTGGAAGTCAACTCGGAAATGACCAAAGCAAAGATTGCTAAGGAATTTATGAAGTTTTCCGAGAAAAAAGCCGTTAACCGTGTCTTGCTGAGACGGTTTATCGACAAGGTGGCTTGACAAAGCCACCTAAACCTCCTATAATCCATCCATAGTTGATGATCAAGCAAGGAAGTGACCGAAATGCCTAAGCTCGTTGACCGTTCCCAGTTCCTCAATGCCGTTCAGAAGATGTACGGAAATGTTGAGACGATTACCCGCCCTGAAGTCAAGGCGGTTTGTAAGAAGTTTAAGTTGGATTATCCAAATTGGCTTGTGAATGATCCTACCCGCCGCGCCGGTCGTGGTATTTACAATCTGTATGATGCCGTCAAGACTGTTGTGAAGTCTGATCCTGTTCCTGTTACTAATCCTGAAACTACTGTAGCCATGGCTGTGGCTGCTGTTCAACTGAATGTGGCTGCTCCTGTGGATCTTGTTCCTGAAAAAGCGAAGGGTTATGTTCCCTTCGGCAACTTCAATGATGTTCGCCAGATTATCAAGTCTGGTAAATATTATCCCATGTATATCACAGGTCTTTCTGGCAACGGCAAGACCATGATGATCGAACAGGTCTGCGCCCAAGAAAAGCGTGAGATGGTTCGTGTCAACATCACCATCGAAACGGATGAAGATGATTTGATCGGTGGTTTCCGTTTGCAAGATGGTAAGACTGTCTGGCAAAATGGTCCTGTGATCGTTGCGATGGAACGTGGTGCTGTCCTGCTCCTTGACGAAGTTGACCTTGGTTCTAACAAGCTTATGTGCTTGCAACCTGTTCTTGAAGGCAAGCCGATCTATCTCAAGAAGATCAACAAGGTGATCACACCTGCTCCTGGTTTCAACATCGTGGCTACCGCGAACACCAAGGGTAAGGGTTCTGAAGATGGCCGCTTCATTGGCACCAACGTGATGAACGAAGCCTTCCTTGAACGTTTCAGCATCACCATGGAACAGGAATATCCTGCTGCTAAGGTCGAACAGAAGATCCTGAACAATGTTCTCGGTACTTCTGGCATTGTTGATCCTGCTTTCACTGAAAAGCTTGTGCAATGGGCTGAAGTGATCCGCAAGTCCTTCTATGAAGGCGCTGTTAGCGAAATCATCTCGACCCGCCGTCTCGTTCATATCTGCGAGGCCTTTGCCATCTTCAATCAGAACCGCGAAAAAGCAATTCAGCTTTGCTTGAACCGTTTTGATGTTGACACAAAGAACTCGTTCCTTGACCTCTACAAGAAGTTGGACGAAACAATCAATCCTGTTACAGAAGGAACGCCCGTTGCGGCTTCACCCTCTGACCAAGAAATCGCCTTCTAAGGCGGTTGACAGAGGGTAATACCTCTGCTATAATGCTCCACAGTGGTAGATCGGTCACTTACCACTGTGGAGCTATTCACACATAAAAAGTGACTTATATTATGGAGAAAATAGTATGTCTCAGCTTTCTAAGGTTGCAAAGCACCTCCGTCGTAACTCAAAGGGCGTTGGTATCTCGGCTAAGAAGCTTGCAAATCTGGCTCACATCCCTGTTGAGTCCGTCTACAAGCGTATCTATGACCTTCGTGTACTCGAAGGAAAGGCCATCTACAGCAACTATCGTTTGGTCAATGGCCAGCGCAAGATGTTCTATCGTATTGCCTCGTAATTTTTCAATAACTTGACTTAAAGGGATGCTATATATCTGTAGCATCCCTTTTTGCTATTTACGGAGTGATAATTATGGAACTATCAATAAGCGTTGAAGAACTTCGCAAAAACAGATTGTTTGTGGCTACACCAATGTATGGTGGTCAATGTAACGGTCTCTACATGAAGGCCTGCCTTGATCTTCAAGGTATCTGCCAGCAATACGGCATTGAAATTCGTTTCTCTTTTCTTTTCAATGAAAGCTTGATCACTCGCGCTCGCAACTATCTTGTTGATGAGTTTGTGCGCTCAGGTTATACTCATCTTCTTTTCATCGACTCCGATATTCTTTTCAATCCACAAGATGTTCTTGCATTGATGGCTATTGATAAAGATGTTATTGGTGGTCCTTATCCAAAGAAGTCGATCAACTGGCGCAACGTTTTCAATGGTGCCAAACGTGTTCTTGAAAACGATAAGATCGACAAGGCTACCTGGAATCCAGGTGAGCTTGAAGGTCTGACTGGTGATTATGTTTTCAATCCTGTTCCTGGCACCACACAGTTTCGCGTAACAGAACCTCTTGAGGTTATGGAGATCGGCACCGGTTTCATGATGGTCAAACGTCATGTATTCGATAAGTTTAAAGAAGAATATCCACATCTCAACTACAAGCCAGACCACGTTGGTCAGGCTAACTTTGACGGTTCAAGATACATTCATGCGTATTTTGATACCGTGATTGACCCTGATAGTCATCGTTATCTTTCTGAAGACTACATGTTCTGTCAGTATTGGCGAGCCATCGGTGGTAACATCTGGCTTTGCCCATGGATGAAAACCCAGCACGTTGGTACCTATGCTTTCACAGGCGATATGCCTAAGATTGCGGAGATCACAGGAAACCTCTAATATGATTATCGGTATTGTTGGTTTTGCCGGGTCAGGTAAAGGTACAGTAGGTGATATTCTCGTAAGAGATTATAATTATCACAAACTGTCCTTTGCCGATAGCTTAAAGGATGCAGTCGCGGTTATCTTCGGATGGCCGCGACATTTACTAGAAGGTGATACGAATGAAAGCCGCGACTTTCGTGAAACACCAGATGAATGGTGGAGCAAGAAGTTTGGTTATGAAGTAACACCTCGTCATATACTTCAGTTGATGGGAACAGAAGCAGGTCGTAATGTCTTTCATGAAGACCTGTGGGTTCACACAGTTGAACGTCATATCATACAAATGCAGAATCAAGGTAAAAAGAACTTTGTTATTCCTGATGTTCGTTTTCCCAATGAGATAAAAGCCATTCGTGATATGGGTGGTTTTATTATTCGTGTATCTCGCGGTAAAGAACCAAAGTGGTTCAATACCGCACTGAAAGATAATCAAGATAAACTTGAACCTGCGGTATCACAAATGTCTGTTCACTATCCTTCAATTCATTATTCCGAATGGGCATGGATCGGAAGTCATTTTGATTATCAACTACCAAATAACGGAAGCTTAATAATGTTAGAGTCGGATGTGAAACACATGTTGAAAGTTTTCACCGGCTCTGATATAATGAACGAAGTTGCTTGAAAAAGGAGTCTATATTATGAAGATGAATGAGCGTACCCTTACCGTCTTGAAGAACTTTGCTGGTATCAATTCTGGTCTTGTTCTTCGTCCAGGCAAGGTTCAGAAGACAGTATCGCCAGAGAATACCATTCTTGTTGAGGCTCATCTTGAAGATGATTTCGTCACTACGTTTGGTATCTATGACCTTAACCAGTTTCTCGGTAATGTCACAACTCTGAATAGTCCTGAACTCAACTTCAGTGATACAAATGTTTTGATGAAGGATGGTGATCTTGAGTTGAACTACTATTCATGTTCACCTAATCTTGTCAATTCACCACCTGAAGGTAAAGAGCTTGTGATGAAAGATCCTGATGTTTCTTTCAATCTCAGTTATACCACACTTCAGAAGTTGTTGAAGTTGGCGGCTATGAATGATCTTTCTAATCTCTCTGTGATTGGTAAAGACGGTGGTATTCACATCAAGACGCATGATGCAAAGAATGATACATCTAATTCCGCATCTTCTAAGATTGCTGACTATCAAGGTGCAGATTTCAATGTCATGTTCAAGGTTGAAAACTTGAAGTTGATTCCTGATGATTACACCGTTGAGATCAAGGTTGGTGGTTTTACTTGCTGGACTAACAAGACTGGCACCCTCAAGTATTTCATCGCACTGGAGAAGAAGTAATGTCTGGTATCGGTCACAATAAGCCTTTCGTTTCACCCAATTCATTGTCGAACGAAGATAAAAAGAAGTTGAAGAATGTTATCTATGCACTCAACGACTCCATGACCCGTGTGGCTGCGGAACGTGATTTGCAGAAAGAGGCTATCAGCGAAATCTTTGATGAACTCGGTATCGACAAGAAGATTGTCCGTAAGATGGCAAAAGCCTATTTCATGGCCAATTACAACTCTGTTGTAGAGGAAGAAAAGAACTTCCAAGATTTCTATGACGCAATCATCAAGGAAGGATAATGTTCTGTCAGCAAATATATGCTGATAAGTTCAGAGAACTATTCAAACAAAGAGCTGAAAAAGCAGAGGTTGAAAATAATATAACCGATGTATGTTCAGCTCCTTGGATGAACGTGGCCTGTGATATGCACATGGGTCTCAAAACTGATGATTGGAATGGTGATGATATAAGAGAAGTTAGAAGAAACTGGTTAAGAGGTATTCTTCCTAAACAATGTGATAGTTGTTCTGTTAGATATTCTGGTAATCTTGATAAGATAAAATTTTCAACTGATCCAGATGGTTTTACAAAACTTCTAATTGAGGATGAAAATGGCATATGATCCTAGTGAACGCCAAAAAAGAATGCAAGAATTGATGCGACCTATTGACAGACAGATCATGATGTGCGATGATGTTCAAGACTTGTTTGCATTAGCCTCAATCATGATGGTAACTTCGAAGAACATCTTTAAGAACCAACTTGGTAAAGAAGGTGCAATCAGAGTTTTAGAAAAAGTTGTAGAGGATCTAAAATATGAATGATGAATTTCTGTGGGTCGAGAAGTATCGCCCACGAAAGGTGAATGAGTGTATTCTTCCTGATCGTATCAAAAAGTCTTTTCAAGAATATGTTGATAAGGGTTCTATACCAAATCTCATGCTGACCGGTAGCGCAGGTGTCGGTAAGACAACTGTTGCTATCGCGATGTGTGAAGAGATTGGTCTGAACTATCTTTTCATCAATTCTTCAGAAGAACGTGGCATTGACATGCTACGCACCAGGATCAAAGGTTATGCTTCTACAATCTCTCTGACTGGTGGTCGTAAGGTCATCATTCTAGACGAGGCTGACTACCTAACACCAGAAGCACAGGCTGGTCTTCGTGGTGCGATTGAAGAGTTTTCTGATAATTGTTCTTTTATCTTTACTTGTAATTTTAAAGCAAGGCTAATCGAAGCCTTGCACTCTCGTTGTTCTGTTATTGACTTTACTCTCAAGTCTGATGAGAAGCCAGACATGGCTATCATGTTAACAAAGAGACTTGAAAATATCCTGTCGAAAGAAGGAGTATCTTATGATAAGAAAGTCTTGGTTCAAATTGTCGGTAAGTTTTTCCCAGATTATCGCAGGACTCTCAACGAGCTTCAGCGGTATTCTAGTGGCGGAAGTATTGATGCTGGTACTCTTGCTCAAGTATCGGATGTAAGAAAGATTGCCGATCTTGTCGGCTTCTTGAAAAACCAAAACTTTGCAGAGATGCGTAAGTGGGTTGTCGCAAACTCCGATATTGATCCCGCCCGCATCTATCGTAAAATCTATGATAGTCTGTATGAGTATTTCAA